TATAAGGGGTATAACAGAAAGTATTAAATGAAAGTATTAATAATTTTGCCCATTTTATTAGTGTTTATGCGGTATTTAGCCACATAAACTCTATTTTATAATTAAAAACAGAATGTACACTTACTACCATTAAATACATTTTTACTACCATTATTTTTACTCAATAATACTATACAAAGATAGTTATTACAATAATTATAACAAACTACCGAAAATACTACTATTAAAGCGCTTTTCTTACACTATTTAATTGCTTTTTAAAGCCTAATTAATTTGATTTTAATTAGACTTAATTTTATGACATTTTTAGTTAGGGTATACATTAGGGTATACACTAGGGTATACATGTGGTGTGAAAAAATATACGCGTAAACACCCCCATATGGTATAAAAAAAGGGCTTAAAGTGCTAAAAAAGTGGTTTAAGACCCCCCTTATGGCAGTAAGTTTAAATATTTAAACATCGCTTAACGCCCTTATTTTAAAGGAAATTTAGCGATATTAAGGCTAGTTTTGCTGCTTAATTTTTGTGCGCGCGTATGTGTTTTGTGTACAAACCGTGCGTTAACACGCATTATTTTTTTAATTTTGGGCTTGACTCAGCCACAAGTTTATAAGATGTAGTAGCTTCCTATTCTTTTTTTAGGGTAGTTATCTCTTTTTCTAGTTCACTTACTTTTAACTTTAAATGTTCAATATTTTCAGTTAAAAGCATATTATTTTGTTTTAATAAATCTACAAAATCTTCTAATTTTAAATGATAATCATTTTTAAGATCATGGATGTGTTGGGTCTTTTGTTGTTTTAACATTTTACCTTCTCCAGTTAGAATCCAGTCGGGACTAATCATATCAAAAGTGTTTACAGTATTTTGTATTACCTTTATACCTACATTACTTCTTTTTTTAACAATTTCAGTCATCATAGAGTTACTTATTCCTACTTTTTTAGCGAAATCAGACAAATTAGTAATTTTTTTCTCCAATAATAACCGTTCGTAAACTTCTAAAAATCTTTCAGTTAAGTCGTTAAGATTATTCATAATACAGAATATTGTAATTATATTTGCATATTACAGTATTCTGTAATATATTTGTAACTGATATTTATAAATACAAACAAAGATATGCAAAAAAACACAATACAAATTTGGGCCAGGTATAAAAAACAAATCGCTCATGAATTAAATACGAGTTTGACCACCGTTCAAATGAGCCTTGATTATTACAACAATTCCGATTTAGCCATTAAAATACGCCAACGCGCCAAACAACTACTTCTTGAAGAAGTTGAAAAGATTGATAAAAATAATTTTGACACCTAACTATGAAACTTCTCACGGTAATTAAACATAGTCCAACATCCCGCCACGGCTTAGCGTGGTTTCGACACCACGGCGGGAACAAAAAAAATAACAGATGCCACAATATTTAGGAACCACATTGGTAGTTACAAAAAATGAGTTGATACCAGCCTTTTGGTGTAATTACCTCTCTTTACATAGACGTTTATTAATAGACGAAAAAAGAGGCTGCGGTTTAAAGCGTGCACAAAGAGGCGGTGGCTTAGACACTAATTTGCTTATCAATTTTGATACACTCCCTAAACGCATCCAACAGCAACTTGGTGATCCTCGCAAAACCAAACACCCCTTAGAATCTTTTTATAAAATTGACAAAGAAGCCGTAAACTATTATAACGATTACCAATACCCTGACGGCTCCTATCTTTTGCCCGAAACAATTGAGCAACTCATCATTAATGCCAGTGTATTAAAAGCAGTTATAAGGCTTGAAGCTGAACGTGAAAGCGAACGCCTATCAAAAGGTGGGTCATTGCGAGGCATCGGCAATACCCTCTATACCGATGCTCACAGCTTTAATGCTGTGCTTTTAAAACGACACAATATTGAGCACAATTTAAACAGCCATTTACGACGCTTTAAACAGCAATTAAATGCCTTTAAAATTGACAGTTATTACACGCTGATTAAAGATCCCGAAGGCAAATCAAAACAAAATGCACTCAAACGTGATGAACGTGTTAATAAATTGCTAAATGATTTGTTTGCCGGACGCAACCATAAACCAAATGCTACCGAAGTCGCGCGAGAATATATTGCCTTTTTAAACGGTTATATCGAAGTGATTAATAACGGTACCGGAGAGGTTTACAACCCTAAAGATTTCAAACCATTAAGCAATCGCACCATCACAAACTTTTTATCGCTATGGCAAAATGAAATTGGCAACGAAGCCAAACGAAGTGGTGACCGCCAAAAGCTGATGCAAAAATTTGTACCATATCACTCTTTAGAACAACCTCATTTTGCTGGCTCTATGATAAGTATAGACGATAGACAACCGCCTTTTTGGTATGATAAAAACAGTAGAATCTGGTGGTATTTAGGTATTGATTTAGCAAGTGAATGTATTACAGCTTGGGCTTATGGCAAAACTAAAGAAGAATTGATTTTAAACTTCTACAAACAACTCGTTATAAATTACCATTACTGGGATGTACCGCTACCCGATGCCCTTGAGTGTGAACTTTCATTAAATAGCTCTTTTAAAGAGACCTTTTTAAAAGAAGGGGCTATGTTTCAGAATGTACAGATACATCCAAACAGCGCCCGATCAAAACGTATAGAACGCTATTACCGAACCTTAAGATACGAGCTCGAAAAGGAGCAAGAAGGATGGATTGCGCGTCCTTTTGCTTTGAGTGAAGCCAACCAAGCCGGACCAGAACCGACAAAGATTATACCTTATAAAGATTTAGTAGCGCTCGGATTCAGTAATATTCAAACCTGGAATAACATGCCTAATAAGCAAGACCCTAGCATCAGCCGATTTGATTATTTTAAAAACCGTCAACATCCCGATTTAAAACCTACCAATTACAAGTCATTCATAAAATATTTAGGTCGCAAAACACGCACCAGTTGTCATGCCGGTATTATGAAATTACAAGAATCAGAATGGCTTTTAGGCGATAAGTCAGAAATATATACCGGAGAGAACCTGATCAGATTATTAAAATCAGTTGAAGATAGAACTATTGATATATACTGGTTAGACGATAAAAAAGGTAACATCTATAAAGCTTTGATTTATGATGTTGAAGACGGACGCTATTTATGCGAAGCCTTGCCTAAACCAATCGGCGCTAAAGCCCCTATTGAAGCAAAGGACTACCACAAAGATGCAACCGAAATCATGTCTAGATATCAAGCCACAGTTACAAGCTATATGCAACTTCAAAAAAATGCCATTGATAAGGTTACAGTCATAAACAACCATAAAAAAACAATTTCAAATAGCTTTAGCATACCTGGCTTTGAAACTTATGTACCACAGGTTGATGATGACACATTGCCAACGATACCAATTGATGTTTATGAAGATGAAGAAGATGCTTTTGAATATACCAATAATTTTAACCGTAACCCCATAAATAGCTTATAAAATGAGTGACTTAACCCTAGATTACAAAGAACGTATCGTTGAAGCAATAAAAGAAAATAGCTTTAAGTTTAAAAGCAACAAAGCCCAATCAGTATCCATAGGCATCAATCCGGCGCAGTTCAGTCGCATCCTTAACGGCGATTTTGAAAGTGTGGTATCGGATGACAAATGGAATGAAATTGCCTCTAAATACAACGTGCCAGTAAACGCTCAAGTCTTTATTTGGCAAACGGCTTATACGGCTGTTTATGACTTTATTTACAGTCAGCTGGAGGCCTGTCAAAAAATGAGTATTTCGGGTATCTTTTGTGATATCGCCGATATTGGTAAAAGTTACACAGCCAAAGATTATGTGAGTAAACATCGCAATGCTATACGTATAGATTGCTCATTAAATAAATCACGCAGCGAATTGTTACGCGCCATGGCTAAGGAGTTTGGTTTAGACCATCAAATACCAATTAGAAATGTGCGCGAAGATTTGATACAGTACATGCGTGCGATGACAAAACCGCTTATCATTTTAGATGAGTATGGCGACCTATCGTATCCCGCTTTTTTAGAAATAAAAGCCCTTTGGAACGCCACCGAATACCGTTGCGGATGGTATGCTATGGGTGCCGATGGCTTGCAGGTAAAACTAGACCGTCAGCGCGATTTAAAGAAAGTGGGATTTAGTGAAAACTTTAGCCGATTTGGCAATAGATACCAACGCATCACACCAGTTAATGAAGAAGAGCGCAAACAGTTTTTATTGCACGAAATATCAAAAATACTAAAAGCCAATAATTCTAAATATACGCCTTTACAAATGTATGCCAAGTCGCTAGGCAGTTTGCGAAGTGTGTACCACAAAATCATCATCGAAAAAACAAGTGATTTAAGTGCTAATTAGAATTATAAATGAGGGCTTTAACGGTACAAAATCTATATAGTAAAAAATATGAGACTTATCCATTTGACGGCATTTTTGAAGAAATATTTGGGCAACCAAGTACTTATGGTATATGGCTCATTTACGGCAAAGATAAGAACGGTAAAACTTGGGGAACCCTACTCTTGGCAGATTACCTCAGTATGTTCTCAAAAGTATGGTATATCAGTGCTGAAGAAGGCGTTGATATGGAATTTCAAGCAGCCGCTAAACGCGCTAAAATTGATGCCTCAAATAAAAATATTCAATTTACTGAGTATGTAAGTATCGATGGCATTAAAAAGCGATTAATGGCACGTAGAGCCCCTAAAATAGTAATTATAGATAATTTAAGTATGTATAAAGGAGAATTGACATCCGAAGGCTTAAAACAACTCAAACTTGAGCATCCTAAAACACATTTTGTTTTAGTAGCTCACGAAGATCGCAATGAGCCTTATACTGCCGCCGCTGTAATGGCAAAAAAACTAGCTAAAATAATCGTCAGGATACAAGGCTTGTTAATGATTGTTGGTGGTCGATGTCCGGGTGGCAACATGATGATTGATGAACAAAAAGCGCAATTGTATCACGGTAAAATAGTCTAATATGGATATTATTAAAGTATTACAAGTAACAGAGGAACAATACTACTGTATGATGGTAGAGTCGTATTTGAGTTGGGCCGAAAACTTTAGTAGTGATGCTAGATGCTATCAAAGTTTAGCTGCTAATTCTAAAATATCAAGTTGGTATAATTTTGAATATGCCAAACTTGAAAAGTTATTTTTCGATACTTTTTTTATTGAGACAGATTTAAGTGTACAATCTATACGCTTATACTATGCAGACATAACCAATCGGATGTTTTTTATCTATCCTGGCGCATTATTTAATAATCAAAATAACAAACAAATAGAACCCAATTTTAACCTTAATTAACTGTGACAAAAGAGCAACTAGAAACCCGAATAGAATTACTTACTGATATACATCATTACACGCATTTACATCATCGAAAATTAAGTGACGGAGAGCGAATATGTTTAACACAAGAGCGCGTGGCATTGATGCATTGTTTAGAAACAGGTAAACCACCAAAATACGTATTGCCTGCAAAATTGGAAGAAAAAGTACAAAAAATAAAACAACACCTTATAGATGATGGTTGGATAAAACCACCATTTACGCCAATTTATTAACTTAAAATTATATTTATTATGGAAAATTTACAAGAAAAAAAAGACTTAAGTCTCTTATCAGATGAAGAATTAGTAGCTGAGATGGCTCGTAGAAGAGAAGCCTCAAAAAATCAAGAACGAATGTTAAAATTATCATTCGAAAAAGATAAAAATGATTTTTTACAAGCGAGCTGCTTAAAATTTATACAACTCTCAAACGAGTTGCGTGAACTTAAATTATACACGATCACAGAGGCTAATAAACTATGGGATAGGATGTATGAAAATCAAGGTAAAACCCCAAAAGAAGTCAATACATTCACGCTAAAGTCAACCAACTTTAAAATAACGGTTGATCGTCAAGAACGCTTTGAGTTTACAGAAGATACAATTGTGCATATACAAAGCATCAAAGAGATGTTCGCATCAAAGTTTGCCGAGCGCAATAAAGGATTTTATAAATTTTTAGAGAGCATTTTAATGCGCAATACGAAAGGCGAATTCGATCCAAAGCTTTTAGCTAAAGGTCGTCAACAGGTCAATGAACTTGGCGATGTTGCGTTAATTTCAGAGTTCGAAAAGTTAGAAAACTGTCAACGTGTAGTTGGAAGTTCATTGTATTGTCGAGCTTACAAACTTGATGATCAAGGTAAATGGAATGACATAAATGTTCAATTTTCAAGCCTTTAAAATGAGCGTAAAAATAAAAAAAATTAGCGATGATGAAATCAGCGCAAACGGCAAATTAGTATATAAAAATGCTGAAGGTCTTTGGATTTCTAAAAATTTAAATTGTGTTGAAACAGAGGTTGTTCGTAATTATCTAGCAGCTTTTGAAAGTAAAACTAGTGTTTTAAAAATAAAATCATGACAATCTTAAAATCACAAATACAACGTATTCACGCCCTGTTACCTGCAGTCATCAAGAATGACAAAGAGCAAAAGGCACAATTGATGCAACAATATACGGGCGACTGGTCTAAAACCAGTACTAAAGACCTGACTATTGAACAAGCCAACCAAATCATTGTCCGTTTTGGCGGTCAACCCATACAATACGAAAACTGGGCTTTGTTTGACGCTACAAATGGCGCACACCGCAATATTTTGAGCCTATGTATGCAATTACGCTGGCAAGTATATAACGCAGACAAACAAGCTTATTATGCCGATTTGTATCGCTTAAGCGAATGGCTTAAAAGCAAGAAGTCACCAGTTAAAAAACCACTCAAGCAAATGGTAAAATTAGAGCTGAGCAAAATCATTTATGCCCTCGAAAAGATGTGTTTATGATATTAGATGAAGATACCGGACTGTACTATGAAAATAAACAATTAAAAGACCCTAAACACAACATGACAACAAAAGATAAGATTGTAAACGGATTATTAAAATTAATGGCTTATGGATGTGGCTTGATACTGCTTTATTTGATTCTAGCATTGATGAATAAAATATTTTTACGATGAATTCACATGTTTTTAAAATTAAGATAAACGCCGATGTAAAAGGCTTTATGTGGTATGCCTCAAAGGGTGGTGAAATTTTTGAAGCCAAAAATTGGCTTAAAGAATGTTTCATACTCACTGATGACCGCCACCTAGTGTGGAAAACTGATTGCGAAATTGTAGAATAAAACTGATGAGACAACTTAATTTTTTTACACAGCATCAATGTGCACACTGTTTAAGAGATTTAGAGCCAAGCCCAAGAAATCCGAATAGATGTAGTGGTTTTTATGACCAAGATACCAAACAATATGTATGCAATACTTGTAGGCAATTGCACTATAATAAAAAAAATCAAACAAAATTTTCAGGTATGTACAGCGAAGTACCAGTACCGACTTTAAATTATAATTTTTAAAAATGCCTAAACTTCAAAAAGTATATACGCTAGATATCACACCACAGCAGTTTATTGATAATTGCTCTGATGTAGAACTGATGGAGCTTGATTTGTTGCTTGGTAAATGCCAAAGCTTATTAACAGCCGGTGACGATGAACTTAAAGACTTAGAAAATCGGTTTCCTAAATTATTAACGCTCTTAGAAACTGAGCATGACTTAATACTACTGGGTACTGATATTAATGACATAGAACACGCTATCATTTCAGATTTAAAATCAAGATGAAAATACATAGGGACTACCTTAAAGGAACTCAAATAAACGGACAGTTTAACTGTAAGCCCGAATGGTTTGAATTAATAACATGGAAAGGTAAAGCAATGCTACTAAGGATTTGGAAAATACACATAATTATTGTTTGTAATAAGTAACAATATCTTGATGAAAATAGACTTCATAATTAACGTTGACCAATTGTGTGTTATTAATGCCTCTTGGATATTTATTACCCGCATTACTGAGCCAACCCGCGAAGCTAAGGTTGTGGTCTCGGTTCTTAAAGAGGTAGCCGTAAAATTTCAAAGAAAAGCCATTGCTAAAGCTGATGCAAAAAAGCCTTTTAAAATAGCCCTAGACTATTATGAGGCGCATTATTTAGAACGCTTTTTATTACAGGTGCGCCTACTAGATAGCTACAACAATAATGTACTACGTCATATTATATTTCAACTCAACCAAAAATTATGCTAAAGGAAACAAGCTATTTAGTAACGCATAAACAAACCGGTAAAACGATGCTATTTACTTACGATTTAAATGGCTTTTTAACGGCGTTTAAACTCGATTTTAATATGACCGCCTCAACGGTAGAATTCTACCGCCAAAACTTTCCGTTTACATTAGGGGACTTGGCATATTTTAAACAGAACGCTCAGTTTAGAGTGGATATACTACAACAAGATTTAAGCTTTGATAATTTTTGGAAAACCTATAACAATAAAGTGGGTAATAAACCTCGTGCCGAAAAGTTATGGAATGCATTAACCGATAATGACAAGGCAAAAGCCTTAAATTATATCAGGCAATATGATAACCATTTAATACTTAACCAAGGACTGACCAAGCTTTATCCGGAGACATATCTTAACCAAAAAAGATTTAATAATGGGTAAGCATTGCATTTAACTACCTGATAAAGCCACGTTTTAATGTGGCTTATGAGCTGTTAAATGTAGTGTGGGTAATTACCTAAAAACAATAACCTATGACAAACTAAAAACTAGCCGACAAAATGATTAAAGAGATACAAGCCTATGGAGCAATATAAAGAATTAAAAAAAACGCCGCGCCCAAAACGGAACCTCTCAGAACAAATAGAAATAATGGCAGATGAAATTGTTGAACAGACAAACAATAAAATTAATAACCTAAATAATAAATAATTATGGAAATCACTTTAAGAACATTATGGATTTGGTGCTTTTTAATGCCACTTGCCGTACTCTGTATTATACAATACAGAAAAGAAATTAAGAAAGCTTATATCTTGTTAAAAAAGGTACTTAAGAGAGACTTTAAGACCCTTAAGGATACAGCTGTAGAATATCTTGATGATGAAGAGAATTAGGGGTGTTTGTGGTACAACTTACACAAACAACATTTGTTTTAGAAAATGCCTTATAGCCAGTTACCAAATATCTGATAGTTGTACCTTTTAAGCCTACTGTATCGCCCGGTTTATATTTTCTTTTTTGTACAAAAAACCAATTGTATAAGTATAGCAAGTAAAAAGGCACTAAAAAAATAAGTAATAAGGCCCAAATTGGCAAGGTTACTTTAATACTAAAAAATGGTATAATGGCAACTAAAGCACCTAATATTATCGTTAAAAGCTTTAAATGTTTAGAAACCCAGTTAAAAAAATTTACAACACGTTTTTTCATAATACTAAATTTTTAACCAAAGATAGTAATTAAAAAATATTTTTTGTATGTTTGTCGTGTCAATCCATTTTAGGAGAAATTCTAAAACAATTTTTCACGATAAGAGTTCGCGCAAGGTGCTCAGTTCCGAAAGGGCTGTAATTCCATCCTAAAAATGGATTGACACACCTGACGGCGAACTCGCATACATTAAAATGTCAAATAAATGAATGCAAAAAACAACAGCCAAGCTCAGGCTTTAAATGAGCAATCCGAAGTGATGACTTTCAACTTCTCTGAAAGTAAACAACCAATTCGCAACCTAATTGTAGAGAACAAACCTTGGTTTATAGCTAAAGATGTTTGTGATGCTTTAGGTATTAAAAACAATCGTCAAGCAATTAGAGATTTAGACGATGATGAAAAGCTAACGTATAAACTATATACGTCAGGTCAAAATAGAAATACTTCTATTATTACAGAAAGTGGTTTGTATGCTCTAATTTTACGAAGCAAAAAGCCTTATGCTAAAACTTTTAGAAAATGGATTACGAGCGAAGTAATCCCCACCATTCTAAAAAAAGGATTCTACTTAATCAATTCCTCAAAAAACAAAAGCAATTTTATTGATGCCCGTGATGTGCCTTACAGTACACAAGAGATTAACAGTTTTAATGTGCGCAGTATCACCTTAAAAGGCACTACTTGGGTAAGTGTTAATGATTGCAATCAAGCCATACATAGCAGTACAGGCAGTTTTCAAGTAGCTAAAAAGCTAAATGCCCGCCAACAATTGGCTATAAAAATATGGTTGTTTGGCAATACACACCCGGCTTGGTTTACCAATGAGCTTGGTGTACAGCTTATTTTAAGTGGTTCACGTAAATTACGAATGTTTAACCAATTAAATTTAGCATTATGAACGCGCAAACCAATAGAAATATCAATATTTTTTTTGAAAAAGAGATAGCGCCTAAAGATTTTGCCAAGTCAATGCGCAAGCTTATGCACGCTACCATTACGTTACACTTGCAAAATGAAGAAGGTGTTTTTAAAGAATGGATAGAAGACGGTTACTTTAATTTAACCCAGTTTTTAGAAAAGATAGACCCTCAACTAGAAGATTAATTTAAAAAACCGCCTTAATTGGCGGTTTTTTTGTAGTTTTATTTCAAATTTAAAGTTATGAAAGTAAAGTTCTTGTCATAATTATTATTTTGTTTATACAAAACTCTTTTTCTCAAAAAATATCGCCATTTCTTGGGTATTAAAATTCCCTATTGCGTAATAAATACTTAAGCATTATTTTTGTTTAAAATCAAGATAATGGCTGCCAGTACAGACGAAGTAAAACGCAAATACCAAGACATTCGCCAAGAATACCAAGAAAAGTGGCTAAAAAAAACCTATAAAGGCGTTCCCATCCACTCCGATATTTATATTTTTACCATATTGGCTGAGCAGTTTTATTTATCTCCAAAAACCATCGAAAACATTCTTTTTTATCGTACCAATACCAATTAAGGTATTTGATAAAGTGGCGTTGCAGGTATAGCTGGCGCACTACCTTCAATATAATTTATAGCACCTGGGCTTGCCTCATTATAATTTACGGCCGCCGTTGCATCAATTACATTACACACAAAACTTTGCAGATAAACGTTACCTGCAGAACCTGTGTCAACCGAACTAAAGCCAATGCGCCGCATTTCGGCATAATTAGCCCCGCTGGTGCCGTGTAATGCTTTATAGATATCTGTAATGGTACTTAAGTAATTTAAAGCGTCAGCTTCGTTATAGGCGCTTTGATAGGTATCTAAAAAGGTTTCATAAAAATAATACACATCAACTTGTAAGTTTAGTTTTTGTGTTTTTTCGCCCATATCTTCACTATCCAAAATCCTGAAGGCTAAAAAAACGGCGGGCGTAGGGAACGGATGTTCCTCAACCAAAAAACCTACTTGGTTATGCCATAAATCCGCCCAGTTGATAGCCGGAATATTATCGGTTAATTTTTTTGCCAGTTCTTGATACAGTTTGTCCCAACCTTGTAATTCCATAGTTATATTGTTTTAAAGTTTAAATTCTTTTGTTCTTTGATAATGCGCGCAATGGCAAGTGCATCAATTTTTTTATCAAGCGTAAAACTTTCGCCTATAAATTGCCGTTGTGGTATGTGAATGGATAATTGCTCTTTTTTGGTAAGTGCCATCCATTTGTATTTTATATTGCCTGTTTTTTTAAACATAAACCAGAAAAATTTACGCATTTTAGGAGTTACACTAACTAAAATGGTACCGCCATTATTGTGTATTTCGGCATAAGGTAACCCTTCGCCTGCACTTACAACTACTTGGCGCATATCGGCACGTTCTACTTTTATGCTATTGCGCAATTGTAAACTTTGACTTAATAATTTTTGTGTTAATGTATCTTGGCGTTTGGGCCAGGCAATAAATGAAATATCGGTGAAACCCTCTTTAATAAAACTCTTTAAAAAAAATGCTCTAGCCTCTTTTCCAATGTCATCAGGCAAGCCAGCCAAAACTTTTTCGGCTATTTTTCTAAAATTGGGAGATTCAAATTTCTTTTCCATTTATAAGTTATAATTAAAATTAATTTTTATCTTTGCATGAGTAACCAATTAAGAACGGCGCCAAATTGTAGATTTGGTGGTATCGGCTTAATTGGTTATTTTTTTGCATCAATAGCCACCTTTTTGCTGTCAGAAATACTGTAAAAAATAAGTTTTCCACCCCAAGTTTCTCTTACAATTATATAGGATTCGTCATCGTTTATAATTGTTTTAAAAATGTGTGCACCAGAAAAAGCATCATTTTTTTTATATGTAGAAAATCCTAAATATTCGGCTTTTGTAATTACGGTATTTATAAAAGGTAAAATTTGATTCTTTATGGCATAATTTTTATGTGGCTGATTAAAAGCGTGTCTAATAGAAGTAGCATTGAATGTTATTTCATTACTAAGTTCACTATGCTTCGTAGTTTTATCAACTAATATTTTCACAGCCCTTGTTTGATTTAATTTAAAAAATAGCTTGTTGACGTTCTTTTCAACACCGGGTGTATCTTTTGCTAATTGAATAAAAGGATGTGGTTTACCGCCATTGGCAGTAGACTCTTTAAAAGTTTGTCCGGTTTCACCGACATTAGTTCTAAATTCAGGAGGGAAATCTTTATTATTTAGTATTGGCGTATCCTGTTCAGAGGTTGCAGCTTCATTTGTCTGAATGACGTAACATCTACAAGGTCCATAACCATTAGGTGGGTAATGTGTTTTCCACCAAGGATCATTAACAGGTTTTATGATATTGTTCAAAAGCACATGTGCTTCTCTTACTAAATTATCTTCTTGTGTCTTGTATTTTAAATTTTTGTATGTATCTTGATTTCTAACATATTCACTCCAGTTTTGAGCCATTAGTGCAGATTGTTTTGAAGTTTTCCACTCCCGTTTTAAATAATTTTCATTATAAGTCTTATTTAGTTCTAAGGCTTGTTTTTTAAATGCACTCCAATTCTGAATTTTACCGTCTTTAACTAATCTTGTATTTAAATCGGTAAGCATAGTATAATCTTTAGCACCAGAGAACCAATATAGGTTTTGTTGCATTTTTAAAGAAGTTAAACTTGGTGCTCCGGTACTTTTGGCTACTTTAAGCCAATTTTTATCACCGTCGATTGCAGCATTAGTCAGCTCGTCATAAGTTTTTTGAATATGTGCAGAATCTAAGTCACCGCGCTTTAGTTTGCCATCGTAAGTATCTTTTGCGATACGTTCCATTAATTTAATCCAGCTTTCAATATCAACGGCTACAACTTCATTATGTACACAACTAGTACATTTGCATCCATCATCATGATAAAGTGCATTAATTCTGCTAAATAACGAAGCTATGGCTATGGCGTTTGTTTCAGGCTTTTTTTTTTTAATGTGTCAATCGGAATTGTAGCATTGCTATTGTTGAATCCAATAATAGGCATACCGCTTTTATTTGCCAATATCTCATAATCCAATTCAAAACCTGCGCCTGCCAATGCCACGGCTTTGTCAATTAACGCACCTTTTTCCATTTCCTCGCTCTCATCCCAGTCAAATTTTAAATCAGCGAGTGGCGCATAAAAACTGCTCAAATTAACCAATCTTGGTATCAGCTCTTTATTAATGATGTATTGTGCGAAAAGTTTATCGCTTTCGTGACGGTCATTAGCCACACCTTGCAACACTTTTAAACTGCCATAAGTTCCGGAAGCGTCTTTATTATCACTAGTACCATCTTGGCCTAAAATACGCTTAGAAATTTCGGAGTTAATCCTTAAAATCATTTCGTCAAACACTTTATAGGCATCGGTATTGGGCGTGTTTGCTATTTCAATTTTTTCAGAACCCTGAATAACCGCAACATGGTTATTTACCATAGCTAACATCATTTCTAGCAACTCATTTTGACGTGTTAATGTCATATTATCAGTTGTTACGTATCGCGGTGGAATACCGAATTTTTCGATAAAGTCTAACCAACTACCCATTGCTAATTTTTTAGCCAGGATAAGTGGTGCAATGGTAGCCAACATTCCTAAATCGGTATTCTCGCCGATTTGCAAGTAATAATTTTCTAAAACAACAGAACGGTAATCCCAACCATCTGCATCACCCGGAAGTTTTAAAATAAGTCCCTTTTTAGTGTTGGTGTGTTCCATCGGAATCGCTAGGGTCTTAACCAATTCTAACATTTCGTCTACGTGGAAAATTTCTATCACTTTTACGCCTGTAAATTTTGACATTAAAATCTCTTTTAAAAAGCCTTCAAACCAAGGCCGCTCAAATAATGCTTTTACTTCGGGTACTTCATCTCCAGCTTGATTTACCAATACAAATTTTGAGCGTAATACTCGATATATACGGCTTTCAATAACCGAAACGGTATGACTATCTAACAATAAATTATTGTAGAGCTCAGCCAATAACAAAAAACTTTGGTTATCAAAATCAGTTGCCAATGCGATGGCACTTTTCCAATCTTTTAAAGTCTTAGCCTGAAACAAGGTTGAGGCGCGCTTAATCTCGCCACTAATAACTTTGCCTTTGTTTTCGCTACGGTTGGCAGCCTCAACTTTTATGCGACCGTCTGGCACAAAACCTAGAAGTCTATCGGTAACTTTATCTATAAAACTTTTGCTCATAATATTTAGATGTAATAATCAGTATTTTTGTTATTGCCGTACATTAATGACACGGTGGAATCGCCATTGGCATCTAACGGAATTGGCAAACCATCAGGCACTTCTTTACCGGCTTTTATTTGCTCAAGTAATTTCATTGCCCATTCCCATTCATTTACATAATCGGTAGGTACTTTACGCGATGCATTACGGCGGATGAAGTCGTACAATACTAATTTGACTAATATTTTAATAATCAAATAATGTCGGTCTGCACCGGTAGTATTAAAAATGGCGACCACATCAAATCTACCCTTAAGCTTAGCTTTGATAATTTCAATATTTTGAGCTTCTAAAGTCTCTAGTATTGCGGTTTGTGGTTCTGCGCTACGCTCAGTCAAAAACTGGTCGATTATATGTGCCTGTAGATCTGCTGCAATTAAAAATTTATATGCCATAATTAAAAACTTTGTGGTCGTTGATATCTGCCCGTTACGGGCTTTGTAGCCCCGCGCGAACTGTATATATATTTACTTAATTCGGTGATACATTGTTCATCGGAATCTGGAGAATCATCATTGGTTCTATAACCGGGTTCTAAGCCCAATAACTGAGAGATGCCCACCAAAGTATCGTTATGACTCTTCTTTTTAAGGTTGTAATAAATACGTCCATTTTGATAGTATGGATGCATTGTTAACATCCGATCAAACTTTTTAACCTTTGGTATATTAACTTTAATAATATTGAGTTTAATGCCGAATTCAGCTTCTACTTCAGCTATGGTTCTCTCGATCTCATCATTCCAAAATTGCGCTTCAAACCGCCAATGAATGATGACGGTTTCGGGTAGCGTTTTTTGAAATTGGCACATCCAAACAATAGGCGCGCGCATTTTACTGCGCTTAACAAAACTATCTATTAAAAAGAAGTCGGCGTTTTTTAAACCCCAAACTTTAACGGCGTTAAAATCGGAAGTAGCAGAACCTGCAAAAGCAACATCCCAATGACCTATGATAATTTTAAAGTGGTTTAATTTAGGTAATTCTGCCCATTGAATGTGTTCCTCTAAAAAGATACTTCCTTCAATATGTGGCTCATTATTGTACTCAGCCAAAGCAGCTAATCGGCCAATATCAGATTCAATATTTTTATAATACTCGCTATCATATTTTTGATACCATGTTGGCTCATAGGTTACAGGGTTGTAGGCCTTAATACCATGGATTTTCCACGTGGGGTGGCGCTCCTGTAAAAGTGTTTGAATCATTACCGGATAGGCTTTATTATTCGCCTGAATAAACCGCCGAATATCTCCGTCCATTGTAGGGATTAAATCGCCTTCAATCCACTTCACAATTTCCATTTGACGTTTAGGGTTTTTAATTGTGTCCTTAATTTCAATATCATCTGGCACAATGTGAGTTGGTCGTTTACTACCTACACGTAAGCCTCTTACACTTTGTCCTGTTCCCAAAGCCTGACCTATAAACCCACCTCTTGTAATAAAAAACCCATCTTCCCAAGAGCCTTGGTTTTGTTGCTCTCCAAAATCGCCAATTATTCTAGGATTTCCCTCAAACTCAGCTTTAATATCTTCCAATAATTGTTGTGCTCTTTTTTGGGAGTTTCCAATTAGAACTAAATATACTGGTTCTCCATTTATCCACAGCCAAAAAGGGATTATAATATCATTCCAAACAGATTTTGAAAGCGCGCGACCCCATTCACAAAAGCCTTTAAAGGTTGGATTCTTTTTAACCATATTGGCAAACTCAATTTGAAAGTTGGCGCTCTCTGAAGTAGCATAGTGTGGGAAGTAGTACTGAACCATAAAGCGCACATCTTTTTTGGCACGTTCAATACGCGCCAATTTATCGGCTTTGGTTTCATCGGGATTAATGACTCCTCCCGAACTACGGATGAGTTTAATTTTGTCCTGGTACCTTTGCAGCGCTATTTTATCCTGTTGTTTCAATGTTATTTTTTTGGTTTGGTAAAAAATTCGGAATGACCCTCAATAGGTTGGCGCGAAAAAGAATGCGTGACTTTATTTAGCTTAAAATTGTAGAACAGGTTGCTGATGTAACGAAATCGCCTACGCTTGGTAATTGGTTCAATTACAGTAAAAGGTTGCCCTACCTGATACACGGCACCTTTTCGCAAATAATAAATGCCTTTTTCTAAATTTTTTTGATATGCCGGTGCATCGTACCACCAAAGCTGAAACATCTTTTTTCTAAAGTCTAACCAAGCATTTAAACGCTGTTTAAACGGTATTTTTTTTCTGTTACTCATTATCCAATTTTTAAACTGATATCACTAAGGTGTTGCTCTTGAAAGTCAAGTAGCGACATATACAATGCAGGACTGTAAACTTGAACGGCTTTAAAGATGCTATCCATAACATCGAGGTAAACCGACAAAGAGATTTTATTTTCTTTGTCAATAGACAACAAAGCTTTATTGTATTTAGAGACTTCATCAGCTAAACGATTGGCTTTGTATTGCAATGCATCATGTTCCTCAAGGTTATCATTAGCTATTGCAGTTTCCATTTTTCGGATAAGTGTTAAGCGTTGTTCGGTTAAACGGCCGATGAGTTTTTTTAAACTCAAAATTTGAGTATTGGCACTGTTAAACCGTGCATCACGCTCTTCGTTCCACCCATATTTTTTAACCCATTGACTGATGGTCTTTTCTTGAACTTTAACCATCCGGGCAATTTCTTTTTGATTATTCCCTTGCAGTAGCAATTCTTTTGCCAGTCTGCGTTCGTTTTGTTTAGCCATAATATAATGGTACAAAATTGTAATAAATGGTTTCAATTTCTAAATTCTTGTACCATCATGGGACGTATGCTTACCATCATGGGGCGTATGCTTACCATCATGGGACGTATGCTTACCATCATGGGATTGAAATTTTCATTTATAGAAAGCATCATGCAATTTTGCCTTTTGAATATGAAAAAACCATCATTTACAATTATGGCCTATGCCGAAAATAAACGCACACCGCTTGAGATAACGGCTGTTGTTAAAGATAAAATTGCTTATCTCGGTATAAAAGGTTCTATCTATCGATGGAATACGGCCTCTAGTGTTGATATTGAAGCAGCTATTAAGGGTTTTAAAAAGGACGGCATAACCAAAGCCGAACTATATATTAACACACCAGGTGGCGATTGCTTTGAGGCTAACGAAATTGTAAACCTTGTTAAAGACAATTTTACTGATGTTACCGTAAAAGTTGGAGCCGTAGCCGCATCGGCTGGAACCTACTTTTTAACCCAATGGCACAGTACAGCCAAACGAAACAGCCAATTTATGATTCATAAACCAATGGGCAATCCATCGGGGAATGAAGATGAGATAGCTGCAGGTTTGAAATTAATCCAAAATATGACTCAGGATTACAAATCGGCTTATGCCTCTAAAATGGGTATTACTGAACAAGAAATTGAAAACCTTTGGATGAAAGGCGATTATTGGATGACTGCTCAAGAAGCCCTTAAAAAAGGACTGATTGATGCAATTGAACCTACCGATGAACCTATTAATGCCGAAAGTCGCTTGCAATTAGTTGCCTGTGGCGCACCAAATATCCCAAAAATTGAGAATAATCAAAACAAAAATAAAACTATGGAATTACCTGTATTAGCCGTTATGATTGGACTACCATCTGACGCAACTCAAGCTCAAGTCAACGCCAAGTTAGCTGAGCTTAAAACCAAAGCCACGCAGAGCGATGCTCTTGTACAAGCCGCCGCCGATAAGGCTAAAGTTGATGTGGCAGCAAAGAAAAAAACGGTTTTAGATGCTGCTGAAGTAGCTAAAAAAATTACCGCAAAACAACGCCCTCATTTAGAGGCTATGGAACTGGAAGCTTTAGAAGCATTTTTAAAAGATGCGCCATCAATTAAAGCTATCTCTGACATTTTTGAACCCGGTACCAAAGGCGAAACCGAAGGTCGTGATAAATGGACTTATGCCGATTATCAAGAAAAAGACTCCAAAGCATTTGAAGAATTAGATGCTGCTGTTCAAGTAGAATTAATTGATGCGCATTACAAAAAAAACTAATCAAAAATAGAAAAATAGAAATTATGAAAAAGCTCTTTAAAATTATTTTAGCACTCTTGTTTATCGGTATTACCGGATATGCATTTAGCACCAACAATCACGATTTAGCTACCAACAGCTTAGAAGTGTTGAATAATGGCGCGCCAAGTATGGCGTTTGCCGCCGTCGCCAAAAACGAGTTGGCTGAACGTGAATTGATATTACATTTTCGCCATGCAGGCACTTGGCTAGACCGTGTGCCCAGTAAAAACCAATGGGTAGGCAACGACGTCATTAAACTTAACGAAATTGGTGCAGATCCAACGGTATTAATTGATAATAATACATACCCTATTGCTGTAACTTCACGTACAGATACCAGTACCGCAATTTCTTTATTTAAGTATGATACTACCAATACCAAAATAACTGATGACGAACTAAACGCTTTACCTTATGATAAAGTTGGCAGTGTGCAAGAACAACATCGTTTGACTTTAGAGGAACGAACTCAAGAACACGCCTTACATAGTTTAGCACCAGTTGCCAATACAGCCGATACGCCAATTTTAGTAACGACTGGAGCTGCTTTAGGTGGTGTCGGCACAAGAAAACGTTTAACTAGCGCCGATTTGATTGCTTATAAATCGACTTTAGACTTGCTCAAAATTCCATTAAATGGTCGTGTATTGGTGCTTTGCCCTGAACACGTAGCCGATTTACTGTTAGAAGATAAGGCTCTAAATGTGCAATATCAAAACCATCTAACCGGAGCAATTGCAAAAAACTATTACAGTTTTGAAATCTATGAAGATATTTATAGCCCTGTTTATGACGGTACCACTTTGGCAAAAATTCCTTTTGGAAGTGCTACACCTGGTGTGAATGCTTCTATATTCTTCTTAGCACAACGAACTGCTAAAGCTAGAGGTACTGTGACAAGATATATGAAAACTGCCGATACCGATCCTCAAAATAGAGAGACCGTTGTTGGCTTTAGATTGTACTTTATTGCTATACCTACAAGCTTAAAAGGTCAAGGTGCTATCGTATCTGGTACTGCAGCATAAAAATTATAAAAAGGGGAGCACTGCTTAACACAAGCAGGCTCCACCCTTATGGGGAATAAGCTATATGAACACAAACCTAATTAACACCGCATTAAGCCAATACGGCATCAAAGAAATTGAGGGATCTCAGGATAATCCTGAAGTGCTAAAATATTTTGATGCGATGGGTCTTGATGGCAAACAACTAAAAGACGAAACTTCATGGTGCTCGGCTTTTGTTAACTGGGTAGCCATTCAAGCAGGTGTTGATAGAAGTAATAAGTTAACCGCAAGAAGCTGGCTAAATGTTGGCAATCATGTGGACGAACCCATAATAGGCGACGTCGTTATTTTTTGGCGCGAGTCTAAAGACAGTTGGAAAGGTCATGTTGCCTTTTTTATCAGAGCCACCGATAACTTTATATATGTATTGGGCGGCAATCAAAGTAACGAAGTGAAAATAGCAGCTTACCCAAAAGAAAGACTGCTTCAATATCGCAGATTATGAACAAAATTTTAAATTGGTTTACAGGCGAGTTAGTAGATGCTATTGGTAATGGTTTGGATAAACTATTTACTTCAAAAGAAGAAAAACTACAAGCGCGTAATGAGCTCGAAAAAATCATAAATGCCAAAAGCCTTGAGCTTTTGCAAATGGGTAAAGACATCATTATGGCTGAGGCAACCGGCAACTGGTTACAACGCTCTTGGCGACCAATTTTGATGTTATCATTTGGTTTTATTGTGATGTACTCAAAATTTATTGCTCCGGCTTTTCATTTACCAAATACAGTCTTAGAACCCGATTTTTGGGAATTATTAAGACTCGGTATCGGCGGTTATGTCATCGGTAGATCTGTAGAAAAAGTTGCCCCTCAAATAACCGATATTTTTAAAAACAAAAACAAAAACTAAGTATCATGAAAAAAACAGAGTTGCAAGCAATTGCTGACAAAGAATTTAAAAAAGACGAAAATTTAGTCGAAGTATTTTTTACTTCAGACGGTTTTATGTTCTTTCATAAAAACGCTGCCGATTTACATGCTAATACCAATGTATCTGGTAAGAAAATGGAAGTCATTACGATTAAGAAAGAAGACTTTATTGTAGCTGCAGAACCAAAGCCGTTATCTAAAATGACTAAAGCCGAACTTGAAGCAGTAGCCAAAGAAAAAGGTGTGGATATTTCTAACGCCCCAAATAATGGAGAGCGCGTAAAGTTGATAGAAACTGTTATTAATTCTGAAATTGTAGCATAATGGGATTTAACGGTGTAAATATAAACAGACTCAATGGCGGTCTTGGTCGTAAAAATTCCGCTCAAGATGGCGTTTGCTTGCTAGTTATTGGTGGTGCTGTAGCAGCAACCGGATTGGCATTAAAAACAGCAGTTGAGTTATTAGCCATTGAAGATGCTGAAGCTCTTGGCATCACACCATCTTATGACGATACCAATAGCATATTGGCGCATCATCATATTGATGAGTTTTTCCGCGTGTCACCAAACGGCAATTTATTTGTGGTTTTAGATGACAACACGTTAACCACGGCCGAAATCAAAGCGGTGTTAATAGCCAATCCAACCATTAAAAACGTTGGTTTTGTTAGAAATAACTTGGTAGCACCATTAGATATGGCTGTTTATATAGCCAATTATCAAACAATGATAACGGAGTTAAGAACCGCCAATCGTAATATTTCAACTGTATTGGTAGAGGGTGCTGAGTTTATCTTAGCTACCTTAATTTCGGCTTATGTAGATGCACGAACTTATGCTGCAGGAAATGTAGCCATAGTGATTGGTCAAGACCCAATAATTCGCAATTTAAAAGCGGCTTATGCCACTTATGCGGCTATTGGCACAGCTCTAGGAGCGATATCTGTACGAAGCGTGAATGAGAATATTGGCTCGGTAGATATCCAACAAAAACCACGTGCCTTTAAAGGTAGTTTAAATTACTCTTTAACCGATGTGGCACGTCAAAGATGGCTTACAGCCGTTTTACAAGATGGTAAAGATGTGGCAAGTCTATCGGATACCGATATACAAGCACTTAACGATAAAGCCTACATTTTTGTGGGATTCTATAACGGTTATCCAGGCTTCTATTTTAATGACTCACATACTTGTATAATTAAGACATCCGATTACTCAAGAATTGAGAACAACCGTGTTTGGGATAAGGCAGCCGATTTGGTTCGTATCGCCTTATTGCCTCGGGTTAAATCGAATTTATTAAAAGACCCGGCAACGGGATTTATAAGAGATATTGAGGCTACTGAACTTGAGGTAATGGCCGAAAAAGCCATTGACCAAATGACATCAGCAGGCGAGATTAGCGGACGCGATGTTTACGTTGACCCTAAACAGGATATTACCAACGACGTCGCCTTAAAAATTAAAGGCGAACTGGTGTTTAACAACATCATTCATGAGATGAGTTTTGACTTAGGTTTAACCAATAAATTACAATAAAGATGACAACGATTATAAATGCATTTGGTAAAATGGCCGGTTGGAATTCGGTGACATGCCGTTTATTTGGCAGAGACGTAGTAGGTATTCGAAAGATTGCTTACGACGATGAAAAAGAGATTGACAACGAATACGGTGCCGGCGATATGCCTGTTGGCGAAAGCGAAGGCAACTATAAAGCCAAAGCCTCTATTGAACTGACCATTGAAGAGCGTTTAGCTATTCAAGATTCATTGCCTAAAGGTATGCGAATTCAAGATATTCCAGCTTTCCCAATTGTGGTAGCTTACGAATACCAAGGACGTGTTTACAAAGACGTCATTCACAACTGCCGATTTAAAAATAACGGCATTGATGTTAAACAAGGTGATAAAACCATCAGTACTGATCATACTTTGAATTGCTCACATATTAATTGGAACGTATAATGGCAGAAATAGGCAAAGCCTCTAAAGAGGAGATTGTTGCGCTTAAAGCAAAATACAGCGAGGTTTATGAAATTAAATCGGTTAGAGATGATGATGTACATTATACCTATGTAAAAAAACCCGATTTAAACATCATATCTGCAGCTGCAAAATATGCCGAAAGTGACCCGGTTCAAAGTGGTATGATTATGTTTAATTCGACTAGAATTGCTGGTAGTGATGCCGTAGTGAACGATTCTGAAATGGTGCTTGGCGTTATCCAGTACATTGGCAAATTATTTAAAGTAATAGAAGCTGAAGGAAAAAAGTTATAGCCCAAGCTGCCATAAATGACGATGACGGCTATGATGAATATCTAAAAGGCAATGCGCTGATAAGGCAGGCTTTTAAAATCGAGCCGGAACAGTTGCCTTTAGAAGCTTGGGCTAAATTATACCAAGAAGCGATTTGGTTAAAAAGATTAGATATCAAGTTACAATCAGAAATGCTAGCGAGGCTCTTTGGCGGGACTGAATCAAATTAAATAAATGAGAATTAGTTAATATTAGTTGATAACGAGCCTTAAAATTAAGGCTCGTTATTTTTTTAAAATTAGAATATGTCAAGTTTTAACACAAAGTGGATATTAGAATTGGTGGACAATATTACAAGTCCGCTTAAAAATATTGACGGAAACATCAAATCGATTTCCGGCAAGACTGGTGTGTTAAACAAACAACTTAAAGATACATCAGCAATTAATATCAGTGCCATTGCCGAGGGCTTTAGAAGTCTGAAAAATAGACTTGACGAAGCCGTTGCGCCAGGCATTAAATTTCAATCCGGATTAGCAGATGTAGAAGCTATTACAGGCGTTACCGGAAAGGCTTTAGACAGTCTAGGATTAAAGGCGCGCCAATCGGCTAAAAACTTTGGTGGCGATGCTTCAGATTCGCTCGAAAACTACAAAATTATCTTATCAAAACTAGGCCCCGATATCGCTAAAAGCGAACCGGCACTTGATAGTATGAATACTAACGTGTTGACCCTTTCAAAAACAATGAAAGGCGATACAAAAGGCGCAGTTGATGCGTTAACCACTTCGATGCTGCAATTTAGAATTGACCTTGCAGACCCTATAAAAGCCGCTGCCGAAATGAGCAATCAAATGAATGTGATGGCGGCGGGGGCTAAGTTTGGTTCTGCTGAAGTACCCGAAGTCACTCAAGCTATCAGAGTGTCGGGTGTTGCAGCTTCTCAAGCTAAAGTATCGTTTGCCGAAACCAATGCCGCTATTCAAGAATTGGCGCGTGGTGGTAAAGCCGGGGCTGAAGGTGGTATGGCCTTGCGAAATGTTTTAAATAAAATAGCGGGCGAAGATGTGATACCAGCTGAAGCACTTAAAAAGCTTAAGCATTATGGTGTCAATATGAAGATTGTATCTGACACATCTTTGCCATTTACAACCCGTTTACGAGAACTAGGTAAGGCGCAAAATGATGCTACGGCATTTGCGCAAATATTTGGTGTTGAAAACGCCGCAGGAGCTACTATCTTAACACGTAGTGTTGATGCACAGGATGACTTATTATCTAAAATTACAGGCACTAATGTAGCTACCGAACAGGCTACTACCATTATGGCAACCTATTCAGAAAAAATGAGCCGGTACAGTGCCTTTTTTAAAGACATCGGCATTTCAATATTTAATGGTTCTAAAAGTTTTTTACCATTTATTAATGGCGGCTTTGAAGCTATCGATGTGTTAGCCGATTTAAAACGCGCACAGCAAGGTGTTGCCTTGATAATGGATACTAAATTAGGCAAAGGCTTAAAAATGATTGGCGGCGGTTTTAAATGGGCAGGAACGCAAGCCTTTTTGTTTGGTAAATCAGTAGTCTTAACCGGTTGGAATGCTTTAAAATCAGCCGGAAGTTTTGTTTTTACAGCATTAACAGGATTAGGATCGTATGTGGTAGGTTTGGTTTCGGCCACAGCCGCACAAATGGGCTTAAACATTGCTATGAATGCCAATCCAATCGGTGCGATTGTAATAGGTATAGGATTAGCTATTGGCGCGATTGTTTTATTGGTAAAATATTGGGACAACATTAAAAATGCCATTATAAGTTTTACAACTTGGGTATGGAATCACAGTCCTTTTAAATTTATTATAGATTTAGTTGACATAATATTCCCTGGCTTCAAGGCAAAAGTTTCAGAAGTATTTGAATATGTAAAAGGTCTGGTACTCGGTTTTTGGAATAAGATAAAAGAAGTATGGGGAGATATTAAAAAATTCTTTGGTTTTGGCGATGATTTAAAGGCTGAGATTAAAGTTAAATATGATAAGGACGGAAATATAATTCCACCTCCAAACGAGCCGGACCCTTTTGGTGGCTTAAAAGTAAAACCAACTGGCAGTTTACCGAAAAGTAGTGATATGGGTGTAACCGGAACAGGAGGCGGCGGTTCAGGAAAATCAATTACGATGAATTTAGACATTAAAAACTATTTTAATATCACAGGCGGGCACTTAAAAGGAAACATTGATGAGTTTGCCGATAAGATTGTAGGTAAAATTAACGACAAATTGCGGGATGCCGCTATTTCACTAGGCTAATGAATAATTATAACATTGCACAATTGTTTGACCTTGCTTTTGGTATCAGAAGCATTGCCGCCTATAACATTAATACAAATCAAACACCTGCAGGTACAAATTTTGATTACAGCGGCATTCCTATTGCGAATAACGTACACGAGGCATCGCGTATGAGTCATTTAGGAACGCCTATTTTGGGGTCAATGTTATTTAAAGGAAAAGACTATCAAATATTTAATGATCTTGGCGATGTTGTGCCAAAATCCTTTGCCGATTTTGAATTGCCATCGGCTACACTCGTTAATTTTAGACGTGGCAAAATTATTACTAAAACAAAAGCTTTGGCAGCTAATGGAACAGTTAAAGAGATGTATGGCTTTGACGATTGGTCTATTGATATTCGTGGCTTATGCCTTCCAGATCCAAGCCATCCAACGGCCAAAACAGCTGAGGAACAAAAATTACAGTTATTGAGTTATGAGGGCATTGCAGACGCTATTCAAGTTATAGGTCAGCTATTTGACAATCATAAAATTTACAATATTACGATTGACGAAATAGACATCAATCAGTTAAAAGGCAAACCCGATGTGATTCCTTTTTATCTAAAATGTAGTAGTGATGAACCTTTAGAATTGAGAAAATAATGGTACTAGCGATGAATGCAAAAATAACGTTTTCTAAAACGAAAAGTCACAATAAGATTGTTCTTAAAAAAGTAACATCGGTTCATATAGAAAGCAGTTGGAAACGACTTACCGATACGGCTATAATTACCATTCCTAGAAATGTCATTTTTATTGATGACCAAAAGATAAAATTATCTATAAAAGATGTTAATAGATTCTTTAAAAAAGGCGACCCAGTATGTATCGAGCTTGGCTATAATGGACAATTTTACAAAGAGTTTGAGGGTTATGTTACTGAGGTATCAGCCGATATTCCGATTGTGATTAAATGTGAAGATGAAATGTATCAACTTAAAAAGAAATCAATTAACATAAGCCTAGAAAAGGCTACATTAAAAGGACTTTTGACAAAAATATTACCTGGTTATGATATGGATATTCTAGAAGGAACTGAAATTGGAGATGTAATATTTCCAAACAAAACAGTTCCAGAAGCGCTTGAGTATTTAAGAGATGAATTGGGACTATATAGTTATTTTAAAGGAAAACAGCTTGTAAGTGGTAAAATATATCAAGATGATGCTAAGTATTATAAAGACAATCCTAATTTAAAACCCATCAAGTTGCATCTTGAGAAAAATGTCGTAAACAATGACTTGAATTACAGGAATAAAGAAGATGTATTGATTAAAATTATTGCCATATCAATGCAAACTTACGGTGATAAATTGCAAGTTGAAGTAGGTGATAAATACGGGCTTGAAAAAAAATTACAATATCCAATGAATATCACAGTTAAGGCGGAACTGACGAAAGCTGCAGAGAGAGACTTAAAAAAATTTAAAATAGATGGTTTTGCAGGGTCTATTACGGCGTATGGTATTCCGGTTATTAATCACGGCAATAAAGTGGATTTAGTAAGTGACCTGTATCCGGATAGAAACGGTTTGTATTATGTAGAGGAAAAGGTTATTGATTTTGACGAAAACGGATTTAGGCGTAAAGTACAATTTGGCGATAAAGTAACGGCATAATGGGAAAAGAGATAGACGAATTTACAAGGCTATTAAAAGCGCAACAAAAGAGTGTTGTTAATCCGCAATTGGTTTGGGCAACGGTTAAAAGTGTTGACTATACAAAAAAGACTATGACGGCCACCAGTATTGTTCATGAGCTAGACTATTTTAATGTACTGTTAGGCTTGGGCTCATTTTATCGCAAACCAAAAGTAGGTACAAAATGTCTGCTTGGCGTTTTAGGCGATAAAACATCGGCAACATTTTTAGTAGAAGCTGAAGCATTTGAAGAGGCTAATTATATAAGCGGTAATACCGCCTTTACTATTAAAGAAACAGGTTTTGTTTTAAAGCAAGGCGACGAGAGTTTAAAAACGATACTGGACGATCTGATTGATGAATTAAATAAAATAGTAGTGATACAAGGTAGAACCATTAATGTGGCGGCTGTAACACTAATTAAACAACGATTAAATACTGTTTTAATAGCATAATAATATGGCAGCAATAACTGAAGCACAATTAGCGCAAGGACTTGAAGACTTATATAATTTTTGGTCTGACAAAGTAGATATTATACCTGCTGAAGCGCGACATCAATTAGCTATTGAGCAAGCCAATTTAATAGCCCAATTTGTGCAAGGTCGCACCACAACCGGTAGCAGTTCCGACGGTGCAACCGTAACAACGACGATACAATGACAGATGTACTCTTAAATATAAATGATGATGACGTAACCATTGCTAATGGCGATTTTGCTATTGGTGATAGTGTAGATCAGGAGGTGGGACTTATCCTGCGAATGAATAAAGGAGAGCTAAAGGAAGATCCATTGTTGGGAACAGATTTGATTAGACTAATTAATAGCAACACTTCTGAGCTCGAGGTGAAGCAATTGGTCAAAGTACAGTTAGCCAGAGATGGCAAAAGTTATGATGAGTTAAAAGAACGTATAAAATTAAAAACAACATAGATGGAATTTACAATAGCAAATATTTCAATTATAGTGGCTACCCTTTTTGGCAGTGGAAGCCTTATCGCGCTTATTTTTGAAAAAAGAAAAAATAAAGCGATAACTTCAGGTTTAGAAACAGATAATGAGGCAAAAATTATAAAAATTTATGTTGCTGCTCTTGACGATTTAGGAGTTAGATATGAAAAAAAGTTTATTGAAATTGTAGAAATGTACGAGAGAAAAGTCAAAGTTTTAGAGGATGAAATAAAGTTGCATAAACGGATTAACAACAATTTGAAAAGAGAAAATTTAGATTTAAGGAGACAACTGGATAATAAAGAATGATACTCATTTCGCAAAATAATCAGTCATTAATTGACTTGTCTATTCAGGCTACCGGGAGCCCTTTAAACTGGTTAAAAATAGCCTTAGCCAACGCTTTAGTACCTACGGCAAAAGTAACACCGGGAATGGAATTATCGATACCTGATGGTTTAGTGCTTAATAGTGATGTAGCAAGGTATTATGGCGCTAATAGTATTGAACCGGCAACAGCCTTAAACGATGTGATGTTGCTACCACAATTGAGATGTGAAGATAAATTATATGAATGTTTTAAACCATAATTATGACAAAACAAAGTAAAGCCATTTTAGTTGATTATAACAAATGCCCCGATTTAGCGGTGCGTTGGCAAAATATTTTGGACTCTTTTTTCCATAAAGATGAGGGTAAAATTGTTAAAAATGTAGCTCAAGATGCTGACAATATTACCATTACATTGGATGATAATTCCACAATTGTTATTCCGTTAAAAGACCCCTATTACAAAGGCAAGCACCTTTCACTTGCAGCTTTAACAGCTGCTTATCCTGCGCCCGAAGATGGCAGTTATGCACACGTTGATGAGGGCGTTGGTAATGATATACAAAATGCACTTTGGGATGCCGATGATGCTATTTGGGTAATTGGATCAACCGCCGTAATAGATTTAAGTGCGCCATCCATTCAAGTCGTTTTATCTGCAGGGAAAACTTTAGGAAAATATGCTAATGGTCAAACCGTTCCGGCAGCTGCAACTATTCAAGACCAATTAA